CGAGGTTAAGGCAACTTACCTCTGGGATCAGGGCAAGCTGCAATCTCTCTGGGAGGCGCTTCCGCTCGATGACGCTCGCCAGCTCATCGCCACCAAGATGAGTGTGCCGGCGCGGATGATTGAGAAGATTGGGGACGAGAGCGTCCTTAAGCGTGTTCTTGACGCCCGCACAACCAAGTACAGCGAACCCAAAATCTCCTTCAAGTAATGGCGCTCAAAATCATCAAAGCGGACGAGCGTCTCAAGCGCACGTCGGACTGCGTGAAGGCAGTTGTGTTCGGGCCTGCCGGTGTCGGCAAAACCTACCAAGCCCGCACGCTGGACGCCAAGACCACCCTGTTCGTTGACCTTGAGGCCGGTACGCTGGCGCTTGGCAAAGACTGGAAGGGGGATGTGCTGGACATCCGGGCAACGTCTAACGACATGGCGGCGCACCCGTGGGAGTTGGCAAAAGCCATCGCTCTCTGGCTTGGCGGGCCTGACCCAGCTGACGCCAACGGCAGCTACAGTGCAGCTGCCTACAAGCAGGTGTGCGAAGCCTTCGGCTCACCGGACAACCACAAGCAGTACGAGACGCTGTTCGTGGACTCCATCACCGTCGCAAGCCGGATGTGCTTTGCATGGTGCCAGACGCAGCCAGACGCCTTCAGTGAAAAGACCGGTAAACCCGACATCCGCGGCGCCTACGGGCTTCTTGGACGCGAGATGATCCGGTGGGTGACCCAGCTTCAGCACTGCCACAAGAACGTGGTGCTAGTGGGCATTCTGGAGCAGCAGGAGGATGAGCTCAAACGCAAGTACTGGGACGTTCAAATCGAAGGCTCGAAGACGGGCCGCGAGTTGCCCGGTATCTTTGACCTCGTTCTGACGCTTCAGAACTTTGAGGCCGAGGACAAGTCGCAGTACCGCGCCTTTGTCTGTCACCAGCAAAACCCGTGGGGCTATCCCGCAAAAGACCGCTCAGGCACGCTTGAGCTTCAGGAACCCGCTGACCTTGGTAAGGTGCTCGCCAAGATCCGCGCAGGCAAACGTATCGACACCACTCAGAAAAACTAACCAAAATCGAAAATCATGTTCAACGCACAAAGCACAAACGTCGGCTCAACAGAGATGGAACTCATCCCGAAAGGGACAGTGGCAAAAGCAGTCATTATCGTTAAGGAGCGCAAGAACAGTCAGTCCACCGGTGGGGATTACGTCTCCATTGAGCTCGCCATCCAAGGGGGCCAATACAACAACCGGCGCGTGTTCGGGATGCTCTGCAATCCCTTCGACACCAACAACAGTGAGGTATGGCGCCAGATGGGTATTGGGGCGATTACTCGCATCCTTGAGAGCAAGGGCGTCTTCAACCCAGAGCAGCCTGAGTCATACGAGCAGTTCAACGACGGTGAGTTTTTGAACATCATCGAAGCCATCAATGGCGCGAATGTCGTCATCAAGGTGGGCATCGACAAGGGCAAGGACGGGCGTGCAGACCGTAACAGCATCGCTGACTGGGGCTCACCGAATCCAGCCAGCAACGGGCACAAGCTGTGGGCGCAGGCAACCGAAGGCAGCGCGCCAACACCCGCACCGGTGCCAGCAGCGAAAGCAGCGGCTCCAGCAGCTGCGACAGCTGGCAAGAAACCTGCTTGGTTGAAGTAGCACAGGAGTTTGTTTGGGGATGTAGGGGGGCGGGGCAATAATGGTTGTCTCGTCCCCCTTTTTTGAGGTAAACCTTACGGCAAATCCAAGCCGTATGGTGTGCAGGGAGATCCTGCAACAGCGCTTTCATTTTGGCGCAGTGAAACAAAGGCACTTATGATTTTACGTCCACGGCAGGCGCAGTTTGTTGACGCCTGCATCGCCGCACTGAACGAGTGCGGTAACACTCTAGGCATTGCGCCAACTGGCGCAGGCAAAACAGTCATGGGCAGCGCAATCCTTGCGCCGTTCGTGAAACGCGGGCCGGTTCTCGTCATTCAACACCGCGACGAACTGGTGAAGCAAAACAAGGACACCTTCAAGCGGTACTGCCCGACGGAGAAGACCGACGTGTACACTGCCGAACGCAAAGCTTGGTCTGATGGCGCGACCTTCGCCATGGTGCAGACGCTGTGCAGGCCGGCGAACTTGGCAACGATGCCTAGCGGGATGTCGGCGCTGTTCTGCGATGAGTGCCATCACATAGCGGCCGACAGCTACATGAACATCGTGCAGGCGTTTCGCGAACGCTCGCCAGATGGCGTCATCTTGGGGCTCACAGCGACACCGGAGCGCGGTGACAAGCAGGCGCTCACGGCGGTGTTCAACAACGTCGCCGACAAAATCACCGTGGGCGAACTCATCGCTACTGGGAACCTCGTGCCGCCGCGTGCGTTCCGCATGGACATCGGCCTCAATGACCAACTCCAGAGCGTGCAGAAGACCGGTGCAGAGTTCGACATGGGCGAGGTGGAAGCCATCATGGACAAGCGAGCGGTTCACTCGGAGATTCTGCGGCACTGGCGCGAGAAGGCGTCCGACCGCTCGACCGTGGTGTTTTGCTCGACCATCCAACACGCCCAGCACTTGGCTGAGGCGTTCCGCGAAGAAGGCATCTCGGCCGAGGCCGTCCACTCCGAAATGTCGGACGACGACAACGCAACGGTTCTGAGGCGCTTCGACCAAGGCAAAATCAAGGTGCTGCTCAACGTGATGAAGCTGACGGAAGGCTGGGACTGCCAGCGTGTGGGGTGCGTTGTGCTGGTGCGACCGTGCAGTCAGAAGTCAACGATGATTCAGATGATCGGGCGAGGGCTGAGACCGTGCATTGATGCCAAACGCTACCCTGGGGTGATTAAGAGCGACTGCATCATCTTGGACTTTGGCGCCTCACTGCTCACGCACGGTGACATCGACGCGGGAGACCGCCTGTTCGTTCGCCAGAGCGAGACCGGTGAAGCGCCGATGAAGAAGTGCCCCGAATGCGGCATTCAGGTGCCGGCTGCGGTCAGCAGCTGCCCCGTGTGCGGCTACGTGTTTCCGGTTCGCGTCAACGGCATCGAGACCATCGAGTCCTTCGAGATGTCGGAGATGCAAATCATCGAGATGTCGCCCTTCCGGTGGGAGTCGATGTACGGGGACGCCGTGCGTATGGCGAACGCGCTCACTGCGTGGGGCGCGGTCATCAGGCTGGGCGAAGTGTACAACGCCATTGGCGGCGTCACCGGAGGCGCGGTTACCATCATTACCCGCACAAACTCGAAGGAACTTGCGCTTGCTCAGGCTGACGACTTCCTTCGTAGCAACGGTGATAGAACGAACTCCCGAAAGACACGCAGTTGGATTAAGCTGCCACCAACGGACTCGCAACTGAAGCATATGGCTGATGTTCCGATGTTTGGGATGTCGCGCTACCGCGCAAGCTGCGTGCTCACGTGGAAGTTCAACGAGGCACGCATAAAAAAAGCGATTCTTGGCTAAAGGACTATGGAAAACCAACCGAAAGACAACGTATGTACAGCAAACTGTGGCGGGAGGTCATCCTCCCCGAGCTCATCGACAACAAGTTCCGTCAACCATCCGGAGCACTACAACCAGCACCCAAGTGGTGTAGAGTGTATCGAAATTGCAGAAAACATGGTTTTTCCTTTGGGGAATGCCGTGAAGTACGTTTTCAGGAATCAAATAAAGCACGAAAATCCAACACTTGATTTAAAGAAGGCTTTGTGGTACATCTCCAGATATGTGGAAACTTTATCCATCAAAGCCGGAATACGAGGTATCAATTTTTGGTCAGATAAGACGCGTTTCGAATGGAAGAATAAGAAATCCAGTGAAGATAAAGAGTGGATACATGACGTGTATGTTCTCATCTCCGAGGCAATTACTGTATGTGCATCGAATGGTACTGGAGACATTCGTAGGGCCATGTCCGAGTGGATGCAATGCATCGCATTTGAACGGCAATCGAGAAGACAACCGGTTGGAGAATCTGAAGTGGGAAACTCATCTGGAGAACTGTCGCAGGAAATGGGTTCACGGAACATCTTATCATGGGCGACAAAATCCGATGGCAAAACTTTCGGATGCTCAAGTTCAAGAGATCAGAAATCTTGCAATGAATGGGGTATCCCAAACGAAATTAGCGAAATTATTCTCCGTATCCAGAGCAACAATATACAGAATCTTAAGTATGATATCGTGGCAATATCAAAATATTTAATGATTGAAAAGCCATGCAGTAAGTCACTTGCAATTCTTTATTTATGGAGAGCTCACAAAAGCGAAATTGAAGCTGATAAAATCAAAGAACTAAACAATGCTGCATGGCATATTCAATGCGAAATTTCAACTGCAACAACAACAACAAAATGAAAAACAGACTAGAACAAGAAGCCACTGAGCTTCTGGCACTGACGGAGACGCTGCTTCAGTCGCACCCGAACCGGCGTGCGTTTGAGGCAACATTCAAACGCATCGAGGCAGAAATCATGCGCCTCAGAAAGGAGTCCAAATGAGCGGACTTCCAAGTTGGTACGATGGCTGGTTGCAAGATGCGCCAGAACCGGCCGAGAAGGAGTGCGAGTGCGGTGCGCTCATGGATTGGGTGGACGACCATGACGAAT